ATCGCGTAAAGGCTGGAGAGCATGTTGGTTATGTCGCGTGCAACGAGATGCTTCTGTACAAGATCCCGATGGATCTGTATCAGGACATCATGGCGCACTTCCATCACGACGCCCCGCTTGAGGAAGCGAACAAAATTCGCGTTCAAGCAGAGCAAGTGCAGGGTCGCGACAGTTCAGGCAGACGCTTGGGCATGGTTGAAGGCGAAGGGTTGGGTGATATTGACAAGCCGGTATCAGCCCCTGTTTTTCAGGGATAACCATCAAGGAGCAAGACTATGTCTGCAACTAATGCTCCGTTCGGCTTGCGTCCCGCGTTCCATCCCTCCGGTTTGGATCGCGCTCAGGCGCTTGCTGGCGGAATCGCGTCGGCCTACAACACCGACATTTTGAAGGGTCAGCCCGTAAAGCTGGACTCTTCGGGCAACATCGTGGTCGCTGCCGCTGGCGACTCTTTCCAAGGCGCATTTGCTGGTGTCGAATGGACTGACACCACGGGCCGCCGTCGCGTGTCGAACTACTGGCCGGCAAACACTGCCTACCAGACTGGTTCGTGCGTTGCCTACTTCTACAACGACCCCAACATCGTTTATGAAATTCAGGCCGCTGGCTCGCTGACTCAGGCTGCCGTTGGTGATATGGCCGATCTGTCGAACACGACTGCCGGCTCGACCACCACTGGTCTGTCGCAATGCACCTTGTCCACGACTCTCGCTGGCGCTGGTAACAGCGCACAGATGTTGATTCGTGACTTGGCCCCGTACCCCGACAATGCTTGGGGAGATGCGTACACGATTGTGCGCGTTTCAATCAACGAGTCGCAGTTCAATGCGTCCGTTGTTGCGATCTAAGGAGGGCTAAGACATGGCAGCCCCGATGCGTAGTACAGACTTTCGGTCGATTGTTGAGCCTATCCTCAACGAATGCTTCGACGGAGTCTATGACCAGCGTGCCGACGAGTGGAGCCGCGTGTTCCGCGAGCAAACCGGCATTCCCCGCAACTACCACGAAGAGCCGGTTCTGTACGGCTTTGGTGCAGCTCCGCAACTGCCTGACGGAACCCCGGTTTCGTACCAGCAGGGCGGTGTGCTGTTCCTGAAGCGGTATGTCTACAATGTCTATGGTCTGGCCTTCGCGCTGACCAAAGTCCTTGTGGAAGACGGCGACCACATTCGTATCGGTCAGGTCTACGCCAAGCACTTGGCTCAGTCCCTGATTGAGACGAAAGAGACGCTGTCGGCCAACGTGCTGAACCGTGCTTTCAACAGCGCCTATCCGGGCGGCGATGGCGTGGCTTTGAACAGCGCCTCGCACCCGATTGTCAACGGTACCGTCAGCAACCTGCTGACCACTGCCGCCAACCTGTCGCAGACCTCGCTTGAGCAGATGCTCATCCAGATCCGTCAGGCTGTGGACAACAACGGCAAGAAGATCCGTCTGGTTCCCCGCCAACTGGTGGTGGCTCCGGGCAACATCTTCCAAGCCGAGGTGCTGCTGAAGTCGGTTCTGCGTACCGGCACTGGCAACAACGATGTCAACCCGATCAAGTCGATTGGTCTGCTTGACGAAGGTGCTGCTGTGCTGTCGCGTCTGACCTCGTCCACCGCATGGTGGGTGCAGACCGACGCGCCGGAAGGCATGAAGCTGATGATGCGCCGTGGTCTGGAAAAGACGATGGAAGGTGACTTCGAGACTGACTCGATGCGCTACAAGGCGACCGAGCGTTACGATGTTGGCTTCACCGACTGGCGTGCAATGTACGGCACCCCGGGCGTCTAAACCCAAGCAGGGAGGGGCAACCCCCCTCCCTCTTTCTGGACACAGGGGAACCTAAAATGGCTACAAACATTGCAGTAACCAATGTTGCTGGCGTTTTGTCGGCTATCACCACGACGATTGCATACAGCAATTCTTCGGCGGTGGAGATCGGCACTTTGCCTGCAAATTGTCAAATCGTTGATGTCAACATTGATGTCACAACCGCATTCAATGCTGCGACCACCAACACGGTTACCGTTGGAAAGACTGGCAGCGCAAATGCTTTTGTCGCAACCACTTCGGTGGGATCCGCTGGACGCGCAAGCGTTGCAACGACGGGCACTTACAGTGCTTGGGCGGATACTGGTTCGAGCGAAGTCACTGCAACGGTGACTTACTCTCAGACCGGAACTGCGGCCACGGCAGGCGCGGCTCGTGTGACGATTGTTTACAAGTCGTTTGCTTGATAAGGAGAACGACATGGGACAATTTAAACCGATGGTGAAAATGATGACCACGGAGCCTTCCGTGGTTCTCAAGCTCAAGAAGGGTGGTCATGTGAATGCCAAGGCTTCGGCCAAGGCTGAACACGGCCACAAGCCGATGGGCAAGATGGACGGTGGTGTGATGGGCGCGCTGGCCGGTACTCCGGCGCTGGTAGGCCGTCCTGCTGTCAATGCGCCGGTTGCTGTCCCGGGCCGTCCGTCGATGGCAGCTCGCCGCAAGGCAATGATGGCTCGTCCGATGCCTGCTGCCATTATGAAAGAAGGCGGCAAGGCTGACATGGCGCAGGACAAGGCCATGATCAAGAAGGCCATGAAGCAGCACGACGCTCAGGAGCACAAGGGCGGCAAGGGCACCAAGCTCAACCTGAAGACTGGCGGTGTTGCGATGGGCAACGCTGGCGGCTACAAGAAGGGCGGTGCCGTAGCCAAGTCGGGCATCATCAACACCGAAGGGCAAGGCGGCGAGTATCGCAACACCAAGATGCACGAGGCCAAGCCGGATAACAACTCGGCGCCGACTGGTGATGTGAAGATGGGCAAACCCGGCGGCTATATGAAAGGCGGCAAGGTTCAGCGCAAAGCTCACGGCGGTGAAATGAAGTATGTCGAGGGCAATGTGACTGGCACTCCGGCCGGCAAAAGCAACACCAAGACTGGCGAAGTGATGAAGTCCACCAAGCCGGGCGAGTACAAGAAGGGCGGTGCCGCAAAAAAGTATGCTGACGGGGGCCGTGTGCAAGACGACGGACGCCCCGTCAAGATGCCGCAGAAAGCTCCGTCTGATCCGGTGGCGATTTCTCGCCTGTCGGGCACTTTCAAGAAGGGTGGCAGTGTCAAGCGCAAGAATGAAGGTGGCGCTATGGGCACGCAACCCAACAAGGAAGAGCAGGGCGAAGCTGCATGGCGTGCTGGAGAGAAGGCCGACAACAAGGCCCTCAGTGAGGCGATGAACCCGGTCAACTGGTTCAAGCCGCTGGTGGACAAGTTCAAGGGAACTCCGGCTGCTGTGGTTGAGACGACCAAATCGAAGACGGTTGTCCCGGCCAAGAAGAAGTACGGCGGCATGTCGTGCTAAACAGGGCAGGGGCTTCGGCCCCTGTCTTTCTTGAGAGGTAGACATGAAAGTCCAGACTGTATCGAAGACCGGAACTGGTTCCAGCTCCGCTCTGGTGATGAACACCAACACCACGCCATTCAATGTCGGCTTCGGCGTTGTGGTGACTGGCACTGTGAACTACACCGTGCAGCACACCTTTGACGATCCGTCCGTAGGCTTCACGACTTGGTTTAGCCATCCGACGATTGCCAGCAAGACCGACAACCAAGATGGCAACTACGCCTTTCCTGTGACCGGCATCAAGGTGCTAGTCAACTCCGGAAGCGGCTCTGCCACGATGAATGTGATTCAAGCCGGTATCGCGTAATGCCGTATGTTGGTTACACGGGCGTCGCCGACCAAGCGAACACCAGCGATGGGTTTGCTTTGCACACCAGTGCAGCGAACATTGTCGGATCAACTCCGGGTGATGATGTTGGCGACAACGGCGTGGTTGATCTGTATGGCGGATCAGCTCGTGTTAAGTCATACATCCTGATGGAGTCATCAGGATATGTCTTGCAAGAAGACTCAAGCAAAATTGAACTGGAGAGCAACTAATGGCTGACCAAAAAATATCGGCGATGCCAACAGCGGCAACGCTGACTGGCGCTGAACTGGTTCCCTTGGTTCAGTCTGGCGCGAATGTCAAAGCAACCTTAAGCACTCTCAGAAGTTTTAGTGCCGCATACGGTGGATTCAGCAGCTCTTCCGATCAGACTGGAAGCATAACCGCTGGCACGGCCATGACTTTTACCGCGACCGACATTGCTGATGGCGTGACGCTGGCTAATAACTCACAACTTGTGGTGCCGAATGACGGCGTCTACAACCTGCAATTCAGCGCACAGCTTAGCAACACAGAAAACGCGCAACATGATGCCACTATCTGGTTCCGCATCAATGGTTCTGATGTTTCGGCTTCTGCAACGCAAATCACGGTGCCTGCCAGAAAAAGCGCCAACATCTACGGGTACGCTGTTGCTTCATGGAATATCTTCCTTGAAATGAATGCGAACGATTACGCAGAAATCATCTGGCTGCCAACGATTGCAACCTTGACGGTTGAGGCGCTGCCGGCAAGCCTGTCTCCGGCGTACCCGTCCATTCCGTCTGTGATTGCCACGATGCAACAGGTGGCGTGATGCCGCTGATCAAGTCCAAGTCAGAGAAGGCGTTCAAGTCCAACATCAAGGCCGAGATCGCCGCTGGCAAGCCTCAGAAGCAGGCGGTGGCGATTGCCTATGATGTGCAGCGTCGAGCGCCCAAGAAGGCCTCTGGCGGCGGCTTGTACGCCAACATCCACGCCAAGCAGGAGCGGATTGCTCACGGATCTGGCGAGAAGATGCGCAAGCCCGGAAGCCCGGGCGCTCCGACCGCAGAGGCTTTCCGCGAGTCGGCCAAGACGGCCAAAATGAAAGAGGGCGGCCCGTCACTGGCAGTCGGTCGAGGCGAGAAGTTGTCTGTCGAGCGCGGCGCTGGGCTGACAGCAAAAGGCCGTGCGAAGTACAATCGAGAGACTGGTAGCCATCTGAAGGCACCGCAGCCGCAGGGTGGCAGCAGGAAGGATTCGTTCTGCGCTCGGATGTCGGGCGTGGTGGAGCATTCAAAGGGTGATGCACCGAGGGCAAAGGCCTCTCTGAAGCGTTGGAAGTGCCCCGGCTGGTAAAGGACAGGACATGGCGTATTCGGGAACCGTTGGACAGACGGTCATCAATGTCCAGACGCTGATTGATCATGCCGTCCGGCGCTGCGGAAAGCTCGCCGAGGAGATCACATCGGAGCAACAGGTCACCGCAAGGGAGAGTTTGTTCTTCCTGCTGTCCGCGCTGGCCAACAAAGGCATCAATTACTGGGCGATCAGCAAGAAAGTCTTCGGATTGAAAGCCGATCAGTACATCTACAGCTTGCCGGTGGGGTCTGTAGACGCCCTGAATGTGCTGTATCGCACGATGAACCGCCCGATTGGCGACTATTCGGCCTCTTCTGGCATCGCTGCGAACGCTTTTGACAACAATATCAACACAATCTGCCAGCAAACAGCGCCAGATGGCAACATTTCGGTCAATTACGGCACAAATAACCCAATTTATGCCGGTTCCATCGGGATTTTGCCCGGTACAAGCGGCAGTTTTCACATTTTGCTTGAGTATTCGACCGATGGAGCGACTTGGAGCACGCTGGAGGACACCGGCGTGACCACTTGGGTCAACAATGAGTGGCTCTGGTACGACATCGACCCCGGCCAGAGCGTTCAGTACTACAGAATGCGCGAAACAGGCGGCAATACGCTGGCCGTGCGCGAGTTCTACATCGGGAACAACAGCCGCGAGATCCAGATGTCCCGGCTGAATCGCGACGACTACACCAACCTGCCGAACAAGAACTTCACGGCCAACCAGCCGTACCAATTCTGGTTCGACCGGACGATTCCTCAGCCCACAATCTACCTGTGGCCGACCCCGAGCGACCCGTTCATCCAGATGACGGTCTGGTACTCGCGCCAGATCATGGATGTGGGCGCCCTGACCGACGAGCTTGAGGTGCCGCAGCGGTGGTACGAGGCGACCATCTTCATGTTGGCGCACAGGCTGTCTCTGGAGCTGCCGGCCGTGCCTGACACCCGGATCGCGTATCTGGAGAAAATGGCCAACCAGTTTCTGTACGAGGCCGAAGAGGAAGAGCGCGACAAGTCGCCGATCTACTTCGCCCCAAACATAAGTCCGTACACCCGATGAACGCACAAGTCTATTGGATTCGCGCAAAGCATCACTCTGACATTATGTCTGAGGGGTATGTTGGCGTATCTAAAAATGCTGGCAAGCGTTGGCTATATGGCCACAAGTGGGCTCATTCCAAAGGCAGGCATGAAAATCCTATGCTTGCAAATGCAATTTCTAAGCATGGTTGGGACAATTTAATCAAAACGGTCGTTGTGATTTCTGACGAGATTTACTGCTACGAACTTGAGGCGAAGTTGCGCTCCGCCGAGGGAATCGGCTGGAATCTTGCTGTCGGTGGTAGCAAGCCACCTACGACAAAGCCTCGCGGTAAAGATTATGTCAGCCCTCTTAAGGGCAAAAAACGCGAAACGCCTTGGATGATTGGCAGGGCTCCAGCCAACAAAGGCACTGTCACATCTAAAGAGATTCGCGCCAAATTGTCGGCGGCAAAAAAAGGCCGCAAACAAACGCCCGAGCAAATTGCTAAGCGAGTTGCTTCTCGTCGGGCTACGCTCGTCGCACAGGGAAGAACTCGCTGATGCCGCGCTTTCTCGACACTCGCGGCAACTCGACTCTTGCCATCGGCGTATGCGACCGATGCAAGATGAAGCGTGCGCTGTCGTGCTTTTCAAGCGATACCAACTTCCCCGGATTGCGTGTGTGCGATCAGGGGTGCAAGGATCAACTCGATCCGTACCGCCTGCCTGCGCGGCAGACCGAGCGGATCAATCTGCGGTTTCCACGGCCTGATGTGAGCGTTGCTGTCGATCCTGACGCCATCGTGACCACGGGAGACGCGCAGTGGGTGTTGTCTCCGGAGCAGAACACTCAGACTCCAGAGAACAACGGCAACCTTGACACTTTGAGTCCGAGTCCATAATGGCAAATGTACAAATCACTCAGCTCCCGCAGGCAGGGACGATAACCGGCACCGAAGCCGTTCCAATCGTCCAGAATGGCCAGACGGTTCAGACGACCACGGGCGCGATTGCTGCGTCGCCGAGCCAGACTCAGACTTTCCTGACGCTGAATCAGGAGCCGACGCTGCCCAACAGCCGCGCGCTGGCCGGCGGCACGGGCGTCGGGCTTGTAGACAACGGGGCGCAATCCACCCTTGAGATCACGCTAAATGGCGCCTCTGGCTCGCTGGAAGCCGCCGGCAATGGAGTGATAGCCAAGACCGGCTCCGGCAGCGTCACGGCCCGCTCTGTGACGGTCAGCGGCAACGGATTGAGCGTCACCAACGGCGATGGCGTCTCGGGCAACCCTGACCTGTCCTTGACTGGCCTGCCTGCGGCGCTGGCGTCTGTCGGCGGCACCGGGATGCTGGCGGTGGTGGGCGGATCGCTGATCGCTGGGCGCCAGATCTACGGCACCTCCGGCGAGATTTTGGTGACCGATGGAAATGGTGCCGGCAATCCGACGATTGCCTTGGACACCACCACGGTCACGCCGGGAACGTACAACTACTCAACGATCACGGTCGATGGCTTTGGCCGGATCACCTCTGCGTCCTCTGGCTCTGTCACCAGCGGAACGGTGACCAACGTCCTTGGCACGGCCGATCAGATCTCCGTGGTGAACAGCACGACCACCCCGACGATCAGCATTGCAGACAACCCGGTGCTTCCGGGCACGGCGAGCGTTACCTTGCCAAAGGGCGGAACGGCTGCGCGAGCAGGCGTCCCGATCAACGGCATGTTGCGCTACAACACCGACATTGCGCTGTTTGAGGGATACATCAACGGCGCATGGACGTCGCTGGCCTCTGGCTCTGGTGTGACCTCGGTGGCCACGGGAACCGGCCTCACTGGCGGCCCGATCACCTCGACCGGCACGATCAGCATCGACAACACGGTCGTCGCCACCCTGACAGACACGCAGACGCTGACCAACAAAACCATCAGCGGATCGGCCAACACGCTGACCAACATCGGCAACGGCAGCCTGACCAACAGCTCCGTGACGATCAACGGATCGACCGTCAGTCTGGGCGGCTCGACCACCATCACTGCGACGGCAACCAATGCCCTGACCATCGGCACCGGGCTGTCGGGCACTTCGTATAACGGCTCGTCGCCGGTCACGATTGCAATTGACTCGACGGTTGCGACGCTGTCTGGAGTCCAGACGCTGACCAACAAGTCGATCAGCGGGTCAACCAACACCTTTACCAACATCCCGAACAGTGGGCTTACCAACAGTTCGCTGACGATTGGCTCGACCTCGGTATCGCTGGGCGGAACCACGACCACGCTGGCCGGACTGACCTCAGTCACCCTGACGCAAGACCCGACATCTGACCTGCAGGCGGCCACCAAGCAGTATGTTGACTCGATTGCCTCTGGCCTGAACTATCACCAGCCGGTCAATTACGCATCGACCGCCGCGCTGCCGGCCTATACCTACAACAACGGGTCATCCGGGGTTGGCGCAACGATCACCGCGAATGCGAACGGCGCGCTGTCTTTTGGTGGCGGATCGCCGACAGCGACGCAACGACTGCTGGTGAAGGACGAGGCCGGAGCAAACCAGCCTTACAATGGCATCTATACCGTCACGCAGGCAGGTAGCGCGGGAACGCCGTTCATCCTGACTCGTGCCACAGACTACGACACCAGCGGCACAGGAACGAACGAGATTGACGCTGGCGACTATGTTCTGGTTCTGTCTGGAACCAACGCCTCAACGGCGTGGGTGCAGCAGACGACACTGCCGATTGTGGTGGGAACGACAGCCTTGGTGTTCCTGCAGTTCAACGCCCCGATCACCTACACCGCCGGCACGGGACTGAATCTGTCCCCGGCGACGACTTTCAACATCAGCAACACTGGCGTCACGGCGGCGACCTACGGCTCGGCCTCTAGCGTGCCGACAATTGCGATCAACGCGCAGGGGCAGATCACCTCCGCCAGCAACACCTCGATTGCGATCAACGGCAACCAGATCACCTCTGGCACGGTCGGCGTGACCTACGGCGGCACCGGACTGAGCGGCGGAACCAGCGGCGGCATTCCGTACTTCTCAGGCTCGACCACGATTGCATCCAGTTCCGCACTGGCGGCGAATGCTCTGGTGATCGGCGGCGGGGCTGGAGTGGCTCCCTCGACCACCAACACCGGCACAGGCGTGCTGACGGCGCTGGGAACCAATGTGGGTTCCGCTGGGGCGTTTGTGGTCAATGGCGGGGCGCTGGGCACTCCCTCATCGGGTACGGTCACCAACCTGACCGGAACGGCCTCAATCAACATCAACGGCACGGTAGGCGCAACCACCCCGACGTCGGGCGCGTTTACGACCATCTCCGCGTCTGGTGTGATCACCTCGACCGTTGCGACCGGCACAGCGCCTTTCACGGTGGCCAGCACGACGCAAGTGGCCAACTTGAATGCGGCAACCGCCGGGACGGCCACGAACGCGACGAACGTGGCGATCACGAGCAACTCAACCAATGCCACGAACTATCTGACGTTTGTCAGCGCGACTTCCGGCAACTTGGGGCAGTTGGTAAACTCTTCGATAACTTGCAATCCTTCCACCGGGGCGATCACTGGCGGAATCTCTGGAGGTACTTTCTGATGGCTGCTACTGGATACACGCCGATTCAGCTTTACTACAGCACGACTGGCTCTGCTGTACCGCTAGCTGCAAACCTTGCGGCAGGCGAACTGGCGATCAACACCAATGATGGAAAGCTGTACTACAAGGACAGCGGCGGAACGGTGCAGACGATTGCAAGCAAAGCAACCGGCACTGTACCCGGATCGACCACGCAAGTGATCTACAACAGTTCTGGCACGTTGACCGGCTCTGCCAACCTGACCTTTAACGGCACGACGTTGACTGCTGGTGGATTGTCTAGCCCAACATTGACCAACGCCGGTACGCTTGCGCTGTCAGCAACCGGCGCGAACATAATGACGGCCAGCACCAACGGCAGCGAGAGAATGCGTATCGACTCCAGCGGCAACGTAGGGATTGGTACGACTTCATCGTCGTATCCTCTAACCGTTCGCACATCTGGCACTAGCACTACTGTTGGCGGCAACATTGGGTTGCGCGTTGAAAGCAACGGAAGTGGATACGCTGCTACATTGCAGTTCTCTGACAACGTAGCAAACAGTTCGTCTATTTCCATGATTGGCAGCGCCACTGCATTCTTGCAAGCTGGCACAGAAAAGATGCGTATCGACTCCTCCGGCAACGTGGGTATTGGTACGAGTTCGCCTTCAGATAAATTGACTGTAATTAGTGCTGGCACTCAAGTTGGTTCTACTAATTTTAGAAATATCGCAAGAATAGGTCTTGCCACAAATGATGCCAGTGTGTTGCTTGGATATGATATTTCGGCTGGTTCGGGAATTGTGGCTTCTACAAATAATTTCCCTCTTGCATTTTGGACTTCTAGTGCCGGAACTTACGCAGAACGCATGCGTATCGACTCCAGCGGTAACTTGCTGCTGGGGACGACAACTAGCCCATCTGGTTCTAAAGAACTTGTGCTTGGTGGTGACTACATTGAAGGCGTGGTTGCAATTGGCACGGTCACAACTTCCAACACCCTTTCTCTGGCCAACGGAACGCTGCAAACCGCGACTCTGACCGCATCGACTGCATGTACTTTCACGATGCCAACTGCAGTGGCGGGTAAGTCGTTCACGCTGTTGCTCAAGCAGGCCGCATCGACGGGTAACGGAACAGCCACTTTCACGAGCGTGAAGTGGGGAACTGCTGGTGCGCCGACGATTACGGCGACTGCTGGCAAGATGGATATTCTGACGTTTGTGTCTGACGGAACCAACTGGTACGGCAACATTGCTCAAGGATACACACCATAATGTTTTCCGCTAGAAACTTTTTCCTGACGGGCGGCGCTGGCATCACTGCTGACTTCCTTGTTGTAGCAGGGGGTGGGTCGGGTGGCAATGCAAGGGATAGCGGATCAGGAACGTCCGGTGGTGGCGGCGCGGGTGGCTATCAATCTTTAACTTCGCAATTACTATCGTATGGCATAGCCTACACGGTAACAGTTGGTGCAGGCGGCGCGGCAGTTAGTGGTGGAAATGCAAGAGGAAACAACGGTTCGGATTCGGTATTTAACACGACCACTTCCACCGGCGGCGGTGGTGGTGGTGCTGCGCTTGTTTCTCCTGCTAATGGAAAAAATGGTGGTTCGGGCGGCGGCGGCTCGGAAGGAACGGCAGGCGGCACAGGAGTTTCGGGCCAAGGTTTTGCAGGGGGTTCTTTTGGATCAGGATCGGCATCGGGCGGTGGCGGCGGCTCAAGTGCTGTTGGCGCAGATGGAACGTCAGGCGCATCGGGCGCAGGTGGCGCAGGCACAGCGAATTCAATTACCGGGTCAAGCGTCACTTATGCCGGAGGTGGAGGCGGTGGTG